AGACCGACACCAAGTTCGCGCAGACCACCCTGTCCGCCTACAAGATGGGCGCGATGGTGCGCGTGAGCAACGAGCTGCTGAATGATTCCGCTTTCGATATCGCCGCCTATATCGCCGAGCGTTTCGGCAAGGTCATGGGTCGTGCGGAGGAGAAGGCTTTCATCATCGGCACCGGCGACAAGCAGCCCACCGGTCTGCTGAACGACACCGTTGGCGCGGAGACCGGCGCGACCGCCGCGTCCTCGACTGCGGTCACCTTCGACGATATCTTCAAGCTGTACTACAGCCTGAAGGCTCCGTATCGTGCGAAGGCCGCCTTCCTCTGCAACGAGGAGCTGCTCCTGCAGCTGATGACCCTGAAGGATGGGCAGGGCCAGTATATCTGGCGTCCTGCTCTGGATGTCGGCAAGCCCGATACCATCCTGGGCCGTCCCATCTACACCTCCGGCTTCATGCCCGGTGTGGCGAGGGGCAACAAGGTCATGACCTTCGGCGATTATTCGCACTACTGGGTCGCTGACCGTTCCAGCCGTACCTTCCGCCGTCTGAACGAGCTGTACGCGGCTACCGATCAGACCGGCTTCCTCACCACGCAGCGCGTCGACGGCAAGCTCATCCTGCCGGAGGCGGTCAAGGTGCTGGTCATGGGGAATAAGGCTTCTTAAGCCTGCCCCCCCCCTTCCAGGGCTATCCGAGGGGGTATCTCTAATGGGTAGCCCTGGAAGCATTAAACCGCACAAACCAACCATCAAAATGGAGGAAACCCAATGGATCAGACGATCGTAACCAAGAACTATTTCACCGATGAGGGGGACACCCTCGTTATCGGTGGCAAGCTGATCATCGAAGAGGGAGCGGAGGTTACCGGGCTGGATGGTGATTCCCAGGTCGCGCCCAACCAGGAGGTCAGTACCGCTACCGCTGTGGCAGCGCTGAAGAATGACTTCAACGCCCTTCTGGTCAAGCTGAAGGATGCCGGGATCATGGTGCCCGACAGCTGGAACCTCACCGCCGGTCTGGCGCCCACGCCCACGGAGGAAGTGCTGGTTTCCAACAAGGAGAAGGTGCAGTCCGTGACCCTGGAGGATGGCCAGCTGACCATCTGCGTCGATGTGGCAGAGCTTGAGGAATCCGCGAGTTCCGAACCTTCTCAGGGAACGCACAAGTGGCTGGCCCTGGAGATCGGCACTGGCATTACCGATATCACGGCTGTTCGCTACAACGGCTCTGCCCTGACAGCCCAGGACGTGTCCGACGCTCAGGCGACCGGCTGCGCTACCGGCAGTTTCGTGCTCTACGTCAAGACCGAGGAGCTGCTGGAAACCCCGAAGGTCATCCGGCTGGCCGCGGATGGCTATGGCGAGACCGCCATCACCATCTGTGTGGAAGAGCCTGTGGAGACTCCGGAGACCGATCCTGCGGAGACCGACCCCGCTGAGACCGATCCCGCGGAAACTAACCCCGCTGAGACCGACCCCGCTGAGGCTGAGTAAGACAGACAGGAGGTGCCGATATGGTGCAGACCCCGATTGTGTCTTTGGACACGGCAAAGGCATATCTGCGCGTGGACAGTGCGGACGAGGACGCCCTCATCGGCATCCTCCTGAAATCTGCTGAGCAGACGGTCATGGACGTCGCTCGCATGAGCCCGTCTGACTGGGAGACCGTTCAAAAGGTCATAACGGATAGCGACGGCAATGTGCTCACCATCCATACGGGCAAGCTCAAACGCCATGAAATCATTCAGAGGCGGAAGCTGCTGCGCATCGCCATACTGTTCACCGTCGCTTACCTTTATGAGCATCGTGAAGAAGCCAATCATCATGATCTCATGCTCACGCTGCGCAACCTGCTGTTCGCCATCCGGGAGGGAGTGGTCTGACATGGATCAGAAGATTGCGCGCTTCAATGAACGGATTACGTTTCAGAAAAACACCGTCGTTGTGGATCGGTACAGGAACCATGTGAACGCCTGGACGGATTACTATTCCTGCTATTCCTACGCTTCCACCTATCAGCACGACAGGGAGGATGGGCAGGTGGTTATCCGTGAGGATCGTACCATCGTCTTTGAGGTCAGATGGTGCTCGGAGCTGCGTGACATAGACAGCACGCACTACCGCATTCTGTTCCATGGGTCTGTCTACAACATCGTCCATGTGGACATGATGAATTATCAGCGCAAGACCATAAAGGTTCGCTGCGTCTGCGATGACGGGAAGGGTGGTGTGGCTCATGAACCGAACGGTTAAGGTCTCCGAGCTCGCCGCCGCCATCAATGAAACGCTCCGTGAGTATGCCGACCTGGCTGCGGAAGACATGAAGGAAAGCATTTCGAATGCCGGCAAGGCTGTACGCAAGGAGATATCCGCGACGGCTCCCAAGGATACCGGCAAGTACCGGAAGAGCTGGCAGACGAAGAAGACCTACGAGGACTCCACCCGCCTGACCGTGACGGTCCATTCACCCAAGCGCTACTTCCTGACCCATCTGCTGGAAAACGGTCATGCCAAGCGCGGCGGCGGTCGAATCAGCGCACGACCGCACATCGCGCCGGCAGAGGAGAAGGGTGAAGCGCAGCTGGTGAGGGATCTGGAACGCAAGCTGGCGGGGCATTAACCGCACACACTTTCTCAGCGGAGAAGAAGAGGACGCGCACAGCCCTGTGCTGTGAGAAAGGACACGAATGTCACATTTCACTGTTGCAATCTTCCATCGGTCCGATCAGGACATTGAGACGCTCCTGGCTCCCTACGATGAATGCAAGCAGGTAGAGCCGTATGTCCAGCATACGCGGCAGGAGGCTATCGAATATGCCCGCCAGCACTTCCGGTCCATGGAGGGAAAGACTGATGAAGAGTGCTGGGCGTACATGGCCGATGGAAACCAGACTGACGCGGATGGAAACATCTACTCCACCTACAACCCCGATTCAAAGTGGGATTGGTGGGAAGAGGGCGGCCGCTGGAACGGTATGCTGAAAGCCCATGGGGAGAGAGTGAATTCAGCCCGCCTTGGTGATATCGACTTCACACCGGACCCCGAAGCCTATGCGTCAGCCCTGCGCTTCTGGGATGTCGTGGTGGAGCATCAGCCGGCTCTGCCCGGCGAGGATTACTTCTCTCTGTACAACGAGCAGTATTACCGGGAGTACTACGGGGATCGCGAAACCTATGCCCGGCACATGACCCAGTTCTCGACCTATGCTGTCATCCTTCCCACGGGAGAGTGGATTGGTAAAGGCAGTATGGGATGGTGGGGCTGCTCATCTGAGACCGGCGAAGAGGCGAAGGATTGGGAAGAGCATTTCAAAGAGCGCTTTCTGGACGGAGCTGATCCCAACCTCATACTCACATTGGTTGACTGTCATATCTGACGGTGGGTGAGCGCATGAGCTACGACGACATCTGCAATCTGGTCGAGGAGATCGGTCTTCCCAACGCCTACAACCATTTTGCTGAGGGTGAAAGCCCGGATCCGCCTTTCGTGCTTTTCCTGCTTCCCGGCACCAACAACTTCATGGCGGACGGAGAGGTCTACCAGCAGGTGACTGAAGTCAGCATCGAGCTGTATACAGACCGTAAGGATCCGTCACTGGAGCGCCGGGTTGAATGTGTGCTGGCAGCCCACGACATTCCATGGGATAAGACGGAAACCTGGATCGAAAGCGAGAAATGGTATGAGGTGCGCTACGCGATGGATGTGCTGTATGAGACAGATTCCCTTCTGTCAGACGGTGAATCTGTGCAGCAAACATAGCGCAACACAACGACCGGCGGTATAACCGCCAGACAAGCGGCGATGCCGCGGGAGGTAAAAATGGCAACCAAGCCCAACAAGGTAAAGTTCAATCTGAAAAACGTCCATGTGGCGAAGATGACGAAGAACGACGAAGGCGTCTATTCCTACGGCACGCCGAGAGCGATTCCCGGCGCGGTCAACCTGAGCCTGGACGCCGAGGGCGACAGCTCTCCGTTCTATGCTGACGGCTACGTCTACTATCGGTCCACCAGCAACAACGGCTATTCCGGCGACCTGGAAATGGCCCTGATCCCCGACTGGTTCCGCAAGGAATACCTGCAGGAGATCCTGGACAGCAACGGCGTGCTGGTTGAGACCGCGAACGTGACCGATCAGGTCTATTTCGCTCTGCTGTTCGAGTTC